TGTATTTGGGGACTAAAATGGGAATATGCTTTTGCCTGAACATCACTAAATCCAAGTCCCCTTAACGCTTTAGCTGTTGTATGTTTATCAGCCCAGTGTGATACAACATCGTTGAGACCTTGTCCCAAGATCTCACCAATTCCTTGTTGTTGCGGTATTATAAACATCTGTATTCCTTTGTTATTAAACCATCATTGCAGCAGATATTCCTGCTTTAGCAAGCTGTGCACCCGCATTTGCTATCCATGGTAATGCGCCTTGCTTACCTTGATTTAGGTTAGCTGAAAACTGGGGCGATAACCCAAAACTCAACAAATTAGTAATCAAGTTTTGGTCCATTCCCTGTTGTTGAAGATTATATTGTTGTTGCTGGGATGCAAGATCATTACCTAAGAAGCGACCCGCATTTCCTAATGCTCCTTGGAAAGCACTTGAACGTTGGCCACCTTGACCGCCCATTGCAGTAAATCGTTCAGCAAGAGAAGGAATTGTTTGTGTATAAAACCTCTCAAGTTCTTGATTTGCAATCGGTCCAAAATCAAATTGATTATTGTCTATATCTTCGAGACCACCGAGTCCATACTGCAATAAATAATTCAAGGCTTCGGTTTGATACGGCGTAAAATTAGGATTATTGAAAACTTCCGGTCTGCTTCCTAAGACAATTCTACCAAATTTCCCTCTTTGTTTTCCTGATCTATGAAGCACTTGGCCTTGCGGAATAACAGTATTTTGTTGATTAGGTTGCGGAATAGGAATCCTAGGTTGCTGCTGTTGAAATCCATTATTTTGCTGTGGAATCAGACCCGTCATAGGACCTTGTGAATTTTGAATTCCATATTGTTGCGGAGACCGCTGTCCTAATGAATATGCCAATTGCTGTATTGCGGGTAAGTTTTGAGTTGCAAGTTGCTGTGCTGCTTGCGGATTATTTTGAGGAGTAATTTGTGCAGGAACGGCTGCATTTTGTTTTGCAAGATTTCTGAGTGCACATGCACCACCTCTACACTTTGCCATTATACACTCCTATTGTTTTAAATATTCTACTATAACGTAACATATCGTATAACTACTCATGTCACTTGATGTTGTAATATTAACATTCGTACCATCTAAATTTAATTCAACACTGTCGCCAGATGTCGACACATAAGGCAATGGTATATATAAACTATCCGTTGTGTCTGATGCCGCACCATATATTCTCGTAAATGTTACCGCTGCGGTAATAGGAATAGTATGCGGTACTGACTTTGTCGTTGAATCAGGCAATGCACCAAAATTAATTACTATTCTAAACGCTTGCCTATAAGTAGCAGCGGTCGATGTCGTAGAGTTTAAAAGTGGATTAGGAAAAAAGGATTGCCCATTCACAAACTCTGTAGTGGTATAGTAACCGGTATCCTTCAGATTAAGCGCAATGGCAATCAAGTTTACATTCTGGTACAGGCGCACAAAAAGCTCTTTAAATTGAGGGCTTGTAACATCAACCTCATATAAAAGAGAGGTATCCCAGATGTTCGTGGTGGGTACAAATGCACCAAACAGTGTACTATTTGCCATGGCTATCCTTTTAGTTACTGTAATCTGTCTGCGGTACTCATCGTATAAATAACAATCCCCTCTAGCTGGAAATCTGACCATGCTATAGCACTGTTAGTCATCTGCGATGGACTCAAATATATATAAATCTGGATACATTCCCCATCACCTTGAAAATATACCTGATGCCATAATCTATCCTGAACCTGCTCAAAGGGATAAAGGAGAGGATTGTAGGGGTAAGTTTCTAGAACATTGGTACCCATTATTGTACCGGTTGATATCGCCTCATTTACCATTGATAATTGGCTTGCAGATGCATAATAATCAACGGTTACCTGACCAGATGATGTTCTTTCAACCCCAAAATCTATTTTTGCTAAATATACATTGCTACCATCACTGACATATGGATTCCATTGCTTTGATAGTATCTGCATCATCGATACACGAGATGCTAGGCCACCGCCAGTATAGATTCCCGTAAATGATGTGGGATTTATGTTGATTGTATTCGCGTTTATCACCCCGTTTACCATAAAGATAACTTGCCCATTGGGAAAGGTAATTCCTTGTGCATATTCTATGGATATATAATCGCCGGCAACAAGCGTGTGATTGGTAATGCTTACATTGATACCTGAACCTGATGCGACAATATTATTAATCTGCATTGCAGCGGCATTGCGGGAAACATCAGCGTCAATAATAAATACATATCCTTGCTGGTTTCCTGCTATAACCTGGCGGGCATTAGCAGATAGAGTACCGCTCTCCCATGAAGAGTTAATATCTCCCCAGCTCAATGATGTATTACCCCATGTGGCAAATGGCTGTTGTTCGTAATAGCCAAAGCAGGTTATACAATCATCATTCAGAGCCCAAGAACCATCTCTGTAATTAAATAAAAGAACTTGATTGGGAAATGTGCCACTGAAATTTTCTGCTGGAAATGTCCAATAGACCATTTCAACATAATAATCGCGTATACCGCCGACTTGCTTTATAGAGTTTCCACTACTGCGTATATCAAAAATCTCATCGGGAATTTTTTTATCAATACGTTCTACATTAGATCCATTACAAGCATGGATCCCAACATTACCAATACCAAGAACAACTTTATCAAAGGGAACAATGGAGAAAGTTGATTCCGATCCAAGTTCAGTATTTATCTTCTGCCAAACAAAAGGTAAAACTTCATTACCGGTATATGCTAATTCCCAGGTACTTCTTTCAAAGTAGACTACCAATCGATCTTTTATAAATTCAGCACCAACGATCTGTTCTTCGGTACTTGCGTCAAGAAAACCACCCCCATCAGCAATCCCAGTAGGTATTCCATTCGTATCAATCTGATTGGCCTCATACCAGGCATTGTTTGAAAATGGACTGCCATTATGCGAATATCGACACCGATTAACAAAATTTTTATTAGTAGTTAACGTTGGATCAGAATCAGCATTATTATTTTCGACCGTATTCAATAGAATAAGTCTATTTTTAAAGGGGAGTATAATACGCGCTGTTTGTATAAAAGGACCAGTACGTGGCGCTCCTACAGGCCCACCAACTGGAGTAGGCATAAAATAAAATCCATTAACACCAATAGCAGCCGTCCACGTTGTTCCATCAAAATACCATATTGGATCATCGTTAGCAGATCCGGCACCATTATAATTAACAACAAAAAAATTAGTTACGAACATAATCGCTGGACTTATAACAATGCTCTGCCAATTACAGGTCCAAAAGAAATCTGTGTAAGTACCATGCCAAATGGGCGACCCTGATCGAGACCAAAATCCACCGGAAAATACATAGGCAAACTGTGTATCGAATGCATAGGATGGTTGGTTATTTATCGGTCCCGATTCATAGTTGCAGAGCCCCATTACCGGTTGCCCTGGATAAAAATAGGTCTCAGTCGTTGCAGCAGCTCCGTTAATAACAACGGCTCCCGTTGTCGTGTTGTATGTATGCACTGTTGAAGCACCAGTAGTAAGCATAACTCCTGGTGTCCCTATCTGATAGACCGTAAATATCTCATTACCAACCGAGAACGCTTGTCCAATATTAAATTCAGTTCCTGGAACTGACACCGATATATTCCCATTACCGTTAGTATTTCCCAACGGAATTGCTAACCGGGAATAGAGTCCCTGAACCGACGGGCTAGACCAACCTGTCCCCATCAAACGAGAACCAAATCGTTTTCTAACACGACCTCTAAATACATATGCATTCTGAAGTTGAGCAAATGCATCGTCTGGAATAAGCCACGGTCTTAAATCAGTTTGCAATCCAGAATTAATTGGTGCTATTAAAAAACGATCATATGCCATTTTATGCTCCTATTGCAAAATATACGATAGATACGGTTCCTGTTAGAGGAGCAGTCGTTGCATTTGGCCATACTTGGAACGTAGTCGCAGTAAAATTACCTGCACTTACTGATGTATTAAGTGTAGATGTAGTAGGACTAGCAGCAAATGTCTGTGCTGCCGATACATAAAACAGATAATTGAATACAGGAGTACTACTCAATACAGGAAGGGTAATAGTGCTCAATGTATTAACGGCGCATGTAGTTGTTCCCCATTTGAGCAGAATTCCGGACGGAAGATATGCCCAACCATCTGTTAATCCTGCAGATCCGGTCAAATTTATCGGTGTTCCACTCGATGGAGGCCCATAGTAGAGCTGCTGGTTACCAGACCCATCAAGTGCAGAAAAAAGCGATACTTCTGAAGAACTCGTAGTTGGAGTTGATGACAGAACAGGAAATATAGCTGCAAAATTAGTCACTCCGTTTAAAAATGGACTGAGCGCTTGAAAGTTTCCGAGAATATCTGCTTGTGACTGCGATAAAATATCAGTCACTTGTGGAATGTTTGGATTGTACGCCATCTACATTTCCTTTCGTAATTTATTCAAAAGATATCATCAAAATTGGCCCCCACCCCACCCAAATCCATTCCCAGATTGGTTTCCAAGACTTTCTGTATAGATAGTAGCTGTTCGTTCATTGGTGTACTGAACAATAGTACGCCTCAAACACAATGTTTCCTGTTTTCTATATTCAGGCATAATCTGCTGAACTGAGTCTGTATCCATTCTATCTTCAAATACCTTCTTAGCAGCTCCATAGGCTATATATTGCCACCACTCATTAAGAGCAGGAGAATCTGTAGTCTCCATTAAATAGGTTGGTCGTATATAGGCTTCAAAATTAATGTTATACGGCTGATCAGGAACTGGGCGTAGGTAGAATGTATTATCGTAGAAAAGTACCGCCTGGGGCAATGACACTATCGATGGAACCGTCTGGCTATTTATAGTTGCTCCAGCTGCAGGAGGTGCAACAAAGGTGATCGTATACTGTCCAGTAATATAGTTAATATAGTTAGTTGAATCAAATGAACTAGTAGTTGGAGGAATCGTAGGCTGAGTTTGTGGTACATATAAGTTCCCAAAAACAGATTGATTGCCAGTGGACGGATCTACGAGTGGAACATCAGCAAGGGATAAACCATTCCCATTAGGGTCAACTGAACTAAACAGTACATTGCTTTTAAGCAGGACAGCACCCCCCGATGCTTGCGGTAATACGCCCGTGAACGTCTGCGTGATACCGTTTCCTGTAACACCAATAGATGAAATGTTGTTAGTAAATGGGTAAATTCCATAGAACTGCTCTCTTGATTGAGAAAAGAATGAGTCGTAACCGGCAATGTAGAAGGGAGCATGCACACTAAGATATTTATTTTGGAAATCGTACAATGGATTAGTGGTTACCCCTGCAAAAGAGTTTATATCTGTTGGATAGGCATCCTGAAATGCATTACATACAAAGGTATAGGTAGTTCTTAAGTTGAACATGCGAAGATGTTCAGGAAAATCATACACAACAAATGTATTAATATAATTTTGTAAATCGATATCAGTCAGCTGAGACATAGACGGCGATCGCGTCAAACGCCTAACCTTCGTCTGTATTGCCTGCAGCGTTGTTGTTGGAGCATTTACTGGCATAACTATCTCCCTTTTTTATGATCGATATGGCAATACATTTCGAGTAGCTAAATATAGTATCTCATTAACCTCTCCGATAGGAACGACTTGAGCACAAGTATTTGCATGCGGTGGTGGGGACATCGGGATAGCAAATACATCAAAATTAGTCGTATCTATATTTACGGTGAAGGTAGTGGGACTGATGACAGTAATGGTTCCCGTTAATCCATTTGCCTGCTGCATACCGACTGCTGGTGGGAGATCAAGGCGTACAATAAGACCGGTTTTATACTGGTTATCAAAAGTAGTCGTTATTGTTGCTGGGTTAGCATTTGTTATAGCAGATATTAAGCGCATAGCGGGCTGAAATATTGGATTAGGATACGCATAGCAGGTACTCATTACTGTCACCTTTTTAATTAGACAGACTCAACCGTTACTATTGATGATGTTGAATTAGGCATATCCTCAATATCAACAAATTCCAAACTTTGAAAGCCGAATCTTCTCACTTTTTTAGTCACCTTTTGAACAGCTCCACCACCAAAACTTGCTGATCTCAATGAGGTATCCAGCCCAAATTGTGACTGTTTAACAGAAGGATCTCCTTGTACAAACTCATACTCTGGATACCATCCGTTTTTATTGAGATGACGCGCTACTCCAAGCGGTATTTGATACACTTCACCATCAAGAAGATCAAATCGTTCAATCGGATCTTCTTTGAATTCTCTATAATTAAAACTCATCAAAGCGCCAGGAACTTCATAAAATTTAAATATCCCTTTGACCAACTCTCGTGATTTATCACGAAGATATTTGAGATTTACTTTTGGGGTTTCTTTTTTTGCTACCATGGCTTTTTCCTTTATAACAGGGGGGCATACTCAGCCCCCCTGGATCGTATACCACTTAATAACCGAATAATAATAAGATCGTCTTTGATATCAACCGGTGACGTTATGTCACAAGTTAAAAACTGATTTTATTATGAGCCACCGAATGTGGATTTTCCGGCGACCCAATACATAGTGTCAGTTGCCGTGATCACATTTCCTGTTGAGAACGATACCGTTCCTGCAGGTCCTGATATAGGCGTTGTTAATGCAGTACCATTCCCACCACTACCAAGAATCATGCCAAGAAATCCGGTATTAACCGTAGAATCAGCAAGAATTCCTGTATTGGTATTAAATATCTGTTGCCCAGCAATCGATGGGGTTTGTGCATACGTGCTTAACAATGCACTTGCAGTATTTTCACCGAATGGAACAACGATAGGGAATGATGATGGTTGTTGCGCTATTGTAGGCCATGTAAATGCACTAAAACCAACAGTGTTAACGTTAATGGTGAAGTTATAATCATCAATAACGGTAACTATATATGATGGAAGATAGTTATTGTACACGGTCGGATTAAGCTGAACCATTCCTGATTGTGTTGGAATATCAAATCTAATTGCTTGTCCAACGGTCAAACCATGGGGAACTGAAGTACTTACTTGAGCATTAGATGCTTGAGTAATGTTTACTACATATCTACGCCATGGGTAGAACAGAGGATTAGTATTAACAATTCGATAAAATCCAGCACCACCAATTGCACCAGGGGCTGTAGCAAGAGCATTTGTAGCAGTAAGTAGCTCAAAGCTAGTATTTACCGTTACCGCACCAACTACCATGTCAACACCGTTAACATCTGTTTGGGCAGTATTGCTCATACGAACTACTGTACCAACAGTAATACCAGCTGTGTTTGCTGTACTAACTACTGGTCGTGTTGCATTGGTAGAAGCAGTCGTTGCTACTGCAGGTCCAACTAATGGTAATGCAGCAGGATTTTGTCCAGATGGATCATAAAGTGTAAATCCGCCAGAAGCTAACGTATCTATATTTAATACGCTTGTTGTGCTCGCATTGTAATGCACTATAGCAGCACCTACTGGCATCCCAAGTTGCCAATAAAAGTAGTTTCCTGCAAACGCATTACCGGTGCCATTAAAGTACACTACATCACTACCTACTGCGCCAGATTTGGTATAGTTATATACTTTTAACCAGTCTGCACCAGAAGGTATTTGAATAATGTATTGATTACCTGCTTGTACCGTTGCGCTTCCTGGATCAGGATTTGCACCAGTATAAAAGGCATTAAAGGTACCTTGTCCTAATATCGTACCGTCCATAGTTATTCCTTTTACGCTAATGTGCAGCGCAAGCTGATGATCCATAAATCGTTTGTGATTCGAGGAACTTCTGCAAACTTGTAACCTACAGAAGCGTTCAATGCTAATGGCCCATCATATATAGGTGGTCTATAGATAAAGCTCGCACTATATCCGTCTTGCTCAATACATGCATATGCTTCCATACCAACACAGAATATGTTGTATACGGTATTGCCAAGGCTGGATGCATTAGGAGTCATTGAACCGATAGAAGATACAAGGAATCTAAGGTTACCAATTGCACCCCATTCTGAACGCAATGCATTCATCGGAGATGGATATTGGTTCTTTTGAATGAATCCGGATACTGCATCAAGGTTACCGGTAAGTTGTGTAGAACAGAGCGCGAAATAAGCATCGCGAACTGGCGCTGTACCAAACTTATCTTCACCTTCAATATAATCCATGATGGTGTACGCATTGTTAGAAAGAAGCGTGCGAACCACTTCATCAACATCAGAACGAGTTATTTCAGTAGGATTGTCCGCTCTATTACTTGTGTGACCTGTCTTCGCCTTCGGCTTTAGACGGGCGGGCCAGATTCTTCGATCCAGCCTCTGCAACTTATCGATGCAGTTTAGACTATCGCTTCATCCCTGACGGGATGTCTCAGGATTTAGTCGTTCAGCGCGATTATATAATAAGTTTTTGTACCAAAGAACATCTTTCAAATCGTGATCTTTATGAGCTTTCCATCCAAGACCCTTCACATCTTGATTTTCATCTATGCGGGTATCTATGTACACACAACCTTTTCCATAGTAGTAACCCATAAACAAATTTTTTCTCGGGTCGAAAGCATCATTATATTCGTAATAACTAGTTATTTTCATAAGAATCGGACGATTTAATTTAGGCTTTTCTTCCAAAAACGATATCCACATAATCTTCGCCCTTGTTTCCGGTTAGCCGATGGCCACTTCGGGGTCCAAGTCAATTACCCAAGATTTTACAACGGCAACACGTTTACCGTTGACACCACCAACACAGTTAATGAACGATGCTGTCGATGCAAGCATATCACGAGTCAACTGATCCTCTGTTTGTCTTCAATCTATTACTTTTTATGACCTATGCAAAAGCATAGGCGGAGGGTCTTGTTAATCCCCTCTCCATTAATTTCTTAATGGTTTGGACTATAGCATACATCTTTAGGATGTCTTCACCGTTTAGTCTCTGCGGGTCTTGCATGAGTTCAATGAAAAAGGTTCCAATTGAGTCAAGTTCCCTCTGATTGTCTTCGCCATTACGCGGTAAGATTTTCCAGGTATTTAGGCAAAGTTTAATGTCGCCAAGTTTGTCTAGCGACACACCAAGACGCGCAGCACACTCATTCAAAACAGGGTCCTGATTTTGCAGAGTTACCTGTTCGTTGAGTTGCACATAGGTCAATTTCACGCCTTGATTCATACGGCACCTAAGCTTTACCGTAAAACGAAATCTTCGCATCAATGTCTACCGCGGTCAGGTTTTGCGCCGGGGGCGTTACACCAGAGTTTCCTAATGGAACCATCGCAGTATTCAACGGATTATACCTACGCATACGAAGCGTAGTACCACCATTACGCGGCATGTTTTTCTTCATGGCCGGTATCTTGTGGATCATGTTAGGCACCGGTACAGACAACAGTTTATAATTAAACGATTGCTGGACGGGCGCTGGCAACACGCTAGTTGTGGTAATTGCCACAGCTGTCTCCTTTTTTAAAGAGTATGTGTATGTAGATGATATGTTGGCGAGACATGATACGCCGATATGAGTTGGCGATGCTCTATACGCCGAATAAGCTAGCGAAGCTTAGATACGCTATTCGAAAGATACCAGAGGAAGGAAAGAAAAGGCAATAAATTCACCTGCTCTCTACTTTTCGCAAATTATACGATCAACAAAAGGTAAGAGATTCGCTGGAATGAGGCGAACCCCTAACGAATCTCTTACCACACACATGAGTAGATCTAATATGCTTTACGGTAAGCATTCATCTCTTTTAACAACTGAGTCTTAAGCTCTTCAGTCAATCCATTAGCAAATGCATTTGCGCGAGACAATGGATTATCACCTTGTTGAGGTGAAACGCTAGAAAGTGGGCGTGGCTTTATCGAGTTGGCAATAGCTCTTTGTTTTTCAGAATCAAACGGAGTTTCTTCGTAAATATTAAACTTTTTTATCAGGGTATATGCCGAGACTGCTTTATCATATATATCAGAAGCTGAATTTATAGATTTAGCCATTTCGGGATAAGCAGCACTAAACGCCTGTACATTCTCTAAAGTCACTACTTTATCAAAATCTGCATATTGCGACCTTAAAAGAGAAATAGCAGATGATTCAGCAGCCTGTTGCTGTGACTGGCGTTGCTGCTCTTCTAACTGCTTAAATTTCTTCTCATATCTCGCTACGACCTTTTTGAGATGCTTACCTTCTATAAGATCATCAGAATTTATCTGAATATCCTCATCAGGCTCTTCAGGTTGAGCTCTACTTGCTTCTAATTTACGTAGGCGCTCTATTGCTTCATCGCGCTCATGAGAAGCCCGCTCTGCTGTCTGTCTCAATATACGAAGATTGGAATCTTTATCTTTTGCTGATTGTTGTGCCGGAGCAGCTTCTTGTTCAACCGGGATGGTATCTTCAACCGGAGTTTCTTCAACAACTTGCTCAACAGTTTCTTCTATCATACTATCGGTTCCTTTTTTATTGGTACTTCATCATTATACGCGCGTGCTCGTGCATCCAATGTTCCATCAAAAAAATCTAATACAAATCTCAACAATTCATGATGGGAAGAATCAAGAATAAGCATGTCTTGTTTTATTTCTATTGCCGCCTGCTTGGATGGAATAACCCATAAAAACTCTACGTTGTCATCTTTTCTATTGTATAAATATACCGCTTGATCATAGTCAGGAGTTGGGCATGATAGACGGGGGAAAAAATAGTTTCGTATCACATTTGGCATAAGCCGCTCACGCTTAGTGATAACAACAACATAAAAATCATCGGTAAAAGAATTTTTACCACGAGTAACACAATCAAAAAAGTTTGATTCAAACTCTGATAATTGCTCACGCATCTGCTCCCCAACCGAATGGTCTGAAGAGATGTCCTGCTGCAGCAATTCTGAAGACAATTTTCCAACGGTATCTCGCTCCATTGCAAACCCTTTTTATATATTGCAATACACAAGGCAGTATATCAAATATTTTTATACTTTTACTCCCAATTTATAAGTGGATTGTTTCAGTAAAATTATACAAAAAAATAAGCTGTATTTGTGGCGTAAAAATCGGAGTTTCTCGCTCTTCGCTGCACCGTTAGCTGCACCGTTAGCTGCACTATTAACTACACATAGCTGCACTCCTCTCTCTGTAGGCTCATTCATATAGAAGTTTTTCATAAAAGAGGAGTTCTATATGAATGCACATGCATCCACTGCCAATCAGCACGTTCGGGGCACGCAATTGTCGCCCATCAAATATTTTTATACTTTTACTCCCAATTTATAAATTGTACTTGCAACTTTTGCAATTTATATTATGTTAATAACAATTGAGTTGGTTGGTCGTAAGCCCTAGCGAAAATAAAGCGACAAAGGGCCTGAAGCAGCGGTGACTTTTAACATCATAACCACAAGGATATCTTTATGATACATCCACGAATGTCTTAATATTTAATCATTCTTGTATATTTATGTTACTAATAGTTTAAAATAATCATGTAGGAATTAGTCTATGTTATGTAAAAAAGTTAATGCTTTAGCTATTATTACGGCTATTGTATCTTATAGTTTTATTTGTGCGAGCGAACTGTCACCAATTGATAAAAAAGCTCTCTTTATACCTCAACGACTTGGCAATATTTCATTGCATCACGGTGATAAAAGCGGCTTTGTAGTTAAACATAGCGATAGTAGTAACAAAATTATTCAACCGCATTTAATGGATAAAGAGCTACGCAATATCTCTAACAACAAACTAAATAAGCTTGTTACAGCTGGTGCGTATCTTTCAGTTAATAAGATGTCCAATAGTGAAGACTATTCACTGAAATTGCAAGGGCGATTAAATGGTGGTGGTCCTGTGGGAGCACTTGTGGGCGCAGTAGTTGTTAAATCAGCAGTACATATAGCGGCGCAAGGAATATTCTTTGGGATTGGCTCGATTGTAAGCTTTTTTGCTACACCGATAGCTGGGGGTGCTGTATATACTGGACTGACTCATGCATTAACTCCTTTTGTTGAAGCATTAAGTGTTCCCCTATCGGTAGCTGGTGGTATCGTTGGTGGTGTAATAACTGGTCCAGTTTAATATTTATTAAGAGGTAACAAATATGGTCGAATGGCATTGGCATGAAATATATATACTTCTCATAATAATATTTCTTATTTCATATATTTTTAAATTTTACATATTTAAGGATAAATAATATGGATCTTATGAGTGGTTTTATGCACAATATTATTGCGTTCATTCTGTTTGCCCTAACCTGGCATTTATTATTAAAAAAGATTTACTTCAGAGAAGATGAATAAATGATGATTGCACCACAATTCATTATTTTTAAAGCAGCATTTTGTGCTACTTCTCTTATGACCGGGAATCTTAATAGTCTGCACAATCCCCATCATAACAACATTGAAAATATTACCTGGGAAGGTTTAGATATTAATACTGATCCGATCATAGCTAAAATGATGATTAAAACGCGGGAAATGTATCCCAGCATAGCAGGCATTATCAGTTTAAGTTTGGGCATCTTTAAGGGATTAGTACCTATTGGTGGGCCAATATACGTAACTGATGAAAGAAATAATCATCTATAAAATATTCTGTGCTATCGTCAGGGTCCCCATGGGATTCTGTAGTTGGCAATAAAAAAGGGACACCTGTGGTTGGGTGTCCTCACTGCAATTCCCTACTTAGCTCCGTAGCACAGAATGCAGAGACGCAAGGGTATTTATACTTCTTGCGTCTCTGCATAGTAAAGGGTCTATTTTTTCTTTTTAGATTTTCGTGCTTCAGAAAGAGCAATCGCAACAGCCTGTTTTCTATTAGAAACCTTAGGTCCCTTTTTGCTGCCACTATGCAACTTGCCTTCTTTATATTCTTTCATCACTTTTTCTACTTTTTTCTTAGCAGCAGGCATCTTTTTTTTAGCTTTCATCTTGCTGCACTTGGAACACATTGCTTTTTTCATAACGGTCCTATTTTTTTGATTTTCTTTTTGCTACCCGTTTTTTTAGTTCGGGACTACCCTAACTCCCTTAGCAACGGTAACCTTCTTCTTTTTCATTAACGTCTTCCTTTTACACCATCAAAAAATGCCATCTTTAACTCTGCAAATTGTGCACGGGGGCCATATGGGGAGTCGCCAGGCCCATAAGTTAAATCATGGTGAGGAATTTCACGTTGAAATTCGACCGGAGACAGGTTTGCCATAGCAGTATGGTCTTCTTGTACCATGCGGGCATCGGCACGTTCCTGCCATCTCCTTGGGTCATTTTGTTTTATCATAATCATCCTTATAAAAGGGCATGGCTATAGAAAGCTATTCATTTTTTTACGTCCATGCCCTAGTTTGTGTATGACGAATACTCAGAGAGATAGAGGGAATCTCTGCTTTCTATCTCTCTGGGGAGTTGTACGGACACTATCTAACGCGAGTAGTCTCTTCAAATATAAGTTGCTTGTCTATCTTCGCTTGAAGTCCAGACTTCTTCTGTTCCTGCATAGCCAATGGTTTCCCTAGGATAGCCCATGCTATCTTAGTAGATTTTCCCTTAAGGCGAGGCATGACTGGCATGTTATACCTTTTTTGGCATGAAGTTACGACGACGCTGGGAATTATCAAGATCCATCTGTCCATCAACAGCACGTATAGTGTCGTCAAGGTCTTCAGGAAGATAATTAGTCATCTTTGGATAAGGCTTTATCATAACATTTTGAGGAAGGTTAGCGATGGCAGAACGATCTTCATGGATCATACCAGCATCATGCATTTCCATCATTCTACGTGCCTTCTCACCAGAATAATTACCTTCATCGACCATTGCTGGTCCTGGGCTTACTATTGCTGGACCATCTTCTTGGCCCATTCTCATATGAGCGCGTGATCCGCTATCGTAATGTCGTTTTTTTGCCATAACATTTCCTTGGTAGCAACTGCCCCTTACGAGGCAAGGTTTAACCTCTAACTACCCTGCAGACACATTCTGCATAGGGCCTAGATTCTGTGCTTGACCTGTGTCTCCCCCTACCAAATTAGGTGTTGGTGGAGCTTGGTCCTTATTAGAAATAATCGCCTCTTGCTGTTTAAGAATAGATGATAGGGACATAAGCTTTTCTATCTGTGCTATGTCGACACTATCAACCTCTTTAACTGCTTTAATTAAGTTCAACAACCCTATATCTGAATCACGTATTGCTGCTGCTCTTCGTTCTTCAGCAAGGGCTCTATTTTCATCAATACGGCTTATACGTTCAGCACCAAGACCACGATCCGCTTCTGCGCGTGCATGTGCAAGATCGGTACGTGCTTTCTGTTCTTGCATAGAGGACTGCATTTGCTGCTGCTGCATCTGTTGCTGTTGCTGCTGTATCTGTTGGATAGATTGAAGTAGCTTGCTCTTATTTTGAATGGTAGCTGCATCAAGAAGAATATCATCAGGTACTGGAACACCAGCTTCCCGTAGCTGTAACAGTTGAGCAAACTGCATCTGTTTTTGTGTAGTGGTATTTAGACCTTCTTCAACAGCACAGCCATACTTACCAAACGATTTATCATAAAACTGCTTTTCAGGCTCTTGGCCTTCTAATATCTTTTTAATTTTACCCGGTGTGAAATTATTCTGAATCACTTCAACCATAATCTCACCAAGATGTTTCTGTGCATGATCTAGATTGTCGAATAATGATTGCAAAGTAGTCAATCCAGCACCTTGTCTGAGCATGGAAAGAATTCCTGCTTTGTCGTCTTGACTGCTACCGAGTAGTTCTTCATTGACACCAGAAATTTGGGTAATTTCTTGCGCTAGGAGTTCCGATAGTTGAATCATTGATGGTGGAATCTGTGGTGGAAGAATCTGTTCGACATCAGTCATCTGTGCTTCATCTTTTAAAGCAATCCCTTTACCTTCTCCTTGCAGAAACACATCTTTAGGATTAACGAGCGCATTTTCTTTATATTTCCAACCAGAAGAAACCTGTGATTCAAGGATGTTGAGTTCGATAATACGTCGTCTATTATAGAGATACTGCGCATCTCTAAGTCCTCGTACGACCCCTTGAATTCGCAGTGGGAAATAGGGCATTTCAGGTCTGTAATAAGCCCAAACGGGAACGAATGGATAACTATCAACACCAAGAGGATTAGGGCCATCATACATTACCTTTCCTTGTAACACTAGTGCCACTCTAACCGTAGAAACTTCCTGCTCTACAACGGTAATAGAAGGATAAGACTGCATGAAGTATTTAAGTTTTTCTTCATCATTACCACGCCACTCGGTCGTCTCACCGGTTTGGGAGTCAATAAGCATCCGCTGAGTACGATAGTCACGATAGTAAAACTCATCATAGGTAAGAAGATTTTTAAGCCCAGAAAACGCATAATTTTCTGGCATGAATTGGAATTTTGAATCACGGTTATCCTGTCCATACAGACTCAATATCTCTTCAACCTTATCGGGCAAAAGAGAGAGCGCTTCTCGTTTATTGATAAATGATCGTTTCCACAATGCATTACAATCAGATAGATCAGACTTACGGAAATAAGGGTCTATGAGAAAGCTGTTATAGCTACAGTTATCAACCCGTATATTGCCAGACACTGGATCTGATCTGAAGTCGAGCCATACCTGCAACAGATTCATACCGGTAATCAAAGAGCCTTGAAAGGATTCAGATATCGTCTCTAATATACCCTCCTGGCGATTAGTCCAGTTGAGCACTTTAGTAAACTGATCAGCGGTTTGACTATCAGCATTCTCTATGGGTATCACTATCGTTGATTTACGATTACGGCGTTGATGACCACTAATCATCTGTATTACCCGTCTAATCCTATTGAAGGAGAAATTTCTCCTTCGGTTAGAGGGCAGATTACCATAGATGTCGTTCCATACCGACTGATCACCGCTTTCAAAACGAGTGTCCGTATCAGCCTCACCCCAGAATGACTGATTTACCGTAATAGACTCGGCATAAAATGCTTCCATGCGTGAAAGCATTCCCTTGTCTTTCTCATCATAATATTGAGGTCCTAATTGTGGGAATAAAATGGCACACCCCCTTTTTTTAAAGGCTATGCTCAGTCTACGAATCGCATCCTTCTATTGCAAGAATCCATCGTAGTTTAAAGTTTAGGACTGGCACCTACTCTGTATCGTTATTTATTTTTGAACCAAGAATTATTATTGCGGACACGCAAAGAATACAGTCGAACGCGCACTGGGCAAGATCAGGAATCAGCTTTTTGTTGGAAAGATAATAACTGAAAATCGCGGGTTCTCATTATTTAGTCCTTAAGGTTGGTTATTTCCAATGCAGCAAGAATCTCATCTGGAATTTGTCTGAACTCATAACTTGAACTTCCATTAGGGCCAGCATTTACAGAGCCATAGATGAGTATTGGTTTTTTCAAGTTCAATCTTTTTGCTTCATCGAGAATGTCTTTATGTATTTTCATGGTCAAATGGCCACTTGCGTCACCTTTTGTAGGGTCCCATACCAAGGCGATACCACGGCCACTTGCGTCATAACCGATCATGTATTTAGTAGGTTTATCTGTTTCAGGATCGAACGCTGTAGAGCCCTCATGTGAGGTCAGAATAATATCAATCAGATCGTCACGCTTAGATTCAAGGATATACTTTCCGCTAATGGGTTTGCCGGCTTTTAAGTACACGAAATCTCCGCCCGTTGCTTGAGTATCTTTATGCGGCTGCGCCCACTTTCCATCAATGACACGTCTCACACGCTCTGCTGTAATAGTGTCTGCAAAACCATGATGATCGGTTCCACGCTCAATGAGGATGAACTTGCGATGAGAATCACTATCTTTTGCATTTAGGCTCAGTACAGCGTGAGCCGTAGTTGCTGATCCGCCAAAAGCATCTAGAACTGTACCATCCTTCGGACAAAACATTTCTATAAGACGCTCCGTTAATTTTAGTGGCTTTGGCGTATCGAATGCACACTTATCACCGAGAATGGCCTTCATGAGTTTTTTTGCCCCATCGTTATGACCAGATATTTCATGTGATAATGATAGATTGAGTGGAACTTGTTGTTCATATTTCTCATCAAGTACTTCTTCAGCTTCCCAGTATGTACCAACCACACGGCCATCTGATTTGAGCTCATCCAAATAACGCTTGAGCGCAGGACGGCCTTCACCACTTATACCGAAATAAATTTTGGGCCACGGGCCTTGATAAAATTTTTTAGTAGCTTTGCTACGGTCAACGCCCTTTCTTACAACACAATTACCTTGAGAGTTGATCACATACTCAATGCCCCACTCTTGTAGTAAATTCTTTATGGTATGCTTTGGCATGCGCCAATATGCCCCTTCGGGTGGATAGTTAATGTCGCCAGTAAATGGGTTTTCGATGCCATAGCGATAATCTTTTGTTCCAGATGCGGCAGATAAATTATCTGCCTTCCAAACTCTATTGTCACCATCAGGACTCTTATAACGGGCATTCATTTCCTGCGTTCTGGGCAAAGTGCCACGAAATACATTTTCTTTATTTTTTGCATATACCAACACATAATCGGTAGTAGACGATATGCCCTTATTATCGTTTTTTGGACTGTATGCACATTCCCAGTTAATAATGCCAAGCCTGTTATCTTCCCCAAAAACCTCATCCATTAGAAGTCCAAGCCTAAAGAGCTCATGGTAGCTGATATGTATAGCAATAACACCGGTTTCTTTCAGCAGCTTTTTAGCCAATTCAAGCCTGACTTCCATAAATGAAAGCCATTTCGAATGCCTGGATGCATCAGTCTCTTTTACCCATAACTCAAGACGCTCAACTGGCTGCGCTTTTAATCCCTTCTTACCAGCGACAATCTCAAGAACCTGTTTTTTTGACTGGGCTTTCGTCCACTCCTGCTGTGCCTTTTTTGTAAGATAAAAGTTGTCCTCATACAAGAAATCCTTATTGCCCGTATTATAGGGAGGATCCCATAGCATGAAATCTACCTTTCCACGCATACGTAGGGTACCAGCGCACAACGATTTCATAACAGGGGCATTATCCCCCTCGATGATTAGATTTGCATTTTTAGGAGTAGTTTTTTTATAGCTGCGCTTTTTATCTGTTTTAAGCGTTACTGGCGTAATGTTATCGGACTGAATAGTGCCACGACCCGCCCAGCGAAGGCTTATTATTCGATCTGCCATAACTCTACCTTTCTGCGAAGAAAAAGGTTGTAGGACTTTATATATCGTAGTTTAAAGTTTAGGACTGACACCTACTCTGTATCGTTATTTATTTTTGAACCAAGAATTATTATTGCGGACACGCAAAGAATACAGTAGAGAGCAACAAACAGAAGAATATTCATAGTGCCTCCTTTTATATACACACCTAAGTATCACCTGTGCAGGGGGTCATTATGTAAGAGTTTAAAGCAAAGACTATCGGGAGAATGAAGAAGCCCGATAGTCTGTTCAAAAAAAGGAAAATACATACCGGCTTGCATTCAGATAGCCGGTCTCTATTATAGGAATTTTAATATGCTTAATTATAGCACATCCGTACCTTCTATTCAACGACCTGCAAAACAACGTTTAGTTGATATTATAGTAGTTCTTATTACGGAGTAAATAGTTCCGGATAAACTTTCTTCAAAGCTTCTATTACTAATGAAGCTACCGATACGTGAGAGTTAGTGCGAACAGAATCTTTAACGGACTTTTCACGCAAGCGGTGTATGATTCCTTTTTCCAATCTCATGCTTAATACCTGGGGCTCAAACGTAGTTCTCATAGGCTCCTCAAACACTTTAGAATAATCAATAACGTTGCTCATGAGATGTGATTTCATAGCAAAGACTCTTTATGCTCAATCACTATCGTGCTTCTTTATTATAGGGATGATCTTTACCAGGAAGATCTTCCGTCTCGGGATAAACCTTTCTTATCGCCTCACGTATAAGGAGCGCAACAGCAACTCCCTGCTGTTTAGCTAATGCCTTTAGATTAGCCATAACTACTTCATCCATGGGAACAGTAAATGGAAACTTCATACGTTGGAAATGTTTCATATAACTACTTTCTTAATAGCATTCTTAATAGCATTATTAATAGCATTATTAATAGAGGCCAACTGTCTGCAACTGATAATCATAGAAGTACCTCATAGTCAAACCAATCATCTTCAAGGTCAGTAGTGTCTAGTATCGTCTCTAAACATAGCAGGGAGTCCCGCTCCTGCACCCATAACTGTCTCTTGGTATCTTTTATCGAGTTGTTCAGCGCTAAGGCCATCTGTTGTTCTTGGTAGCGAAATACAGAGATAACGCATAGCGTCAGCAAAGTGAGAAGACCAATTGTGAAGAGGTACGGTTTTATAGACTCTCTTTTTTGCATCGTATTCCTGCCTATAGTTTTCAATTGCCTTGAGGAACGGCAATGCCTTTGTTGAATCTATCCACACTTTCCCCAGCGTCGTTCTGACCGCCTCTATACCATCTACTATTGAGAAATCAGGAGCCACTGTAAACTTTATACCAAGCTGCCGAGCCTTTTCTAACCGAGTGAGCCCATTGCCCCACTCTTTTACTTGGATGTCATGAGGTGCAATGTGTCTTCCATAGGAGTAAGGTTTGCTTTCGAGTACTTTAACGTAATGCTCAAGCCCTTCTTTGGTGTTCTCGTAACAGTCAATGATTCGAACCGTTTGTCCGATGGATTGAAAGAAAATAATGGTGGTTGAGTCCCGGACTCCAATATCCCATGAGGTATTAACCTTAAAGGCGACCTCCCATGGCACATCACCGATACGGCCATCAATACGCATACGATCAATATATTTTGTGTAGTAGGCACCCTCTACTCCCATATTAAAACTTGTATGATATTCCTGCTGGATAAGATCTTCTGACATTATTCCTTCTGCGCGCTCCTTGTCAATCTCTCTCTGGGGAATGTGCTTCGTATCATCAAGGGTAAGCTTTGTGCAGAACCATGTTTCTGGTGAATTTATTGCGATCTGATAGAGATCCCATAGATGGTTCTTACCCCGAGGAGTACTGATAAACAAGGCCCACCCATCATTCGCAGTCAATATAGGGCGAATGAACTGATAAGCACGCGGATCTTGGAGCGCATACTCTGAGAACACAACACCCTGCGGGTTAGTACCCATCAAGCTATCATAATTGTCACTTCCAACTATCTGAAGCAGAGAACCATTAGTAAACCTTATCTTCATCTCCTGAGAATTCTTACTGAAAACAAGTTCATCCGGAATATAATCCAATATACGGTCGCCGCTATTAGTAATTGAGTCCCATATAACCTTCTTACCCTGCGAATAAGTAGGAAATATGTAATAGATAACACAAACCTTCCGCAAGCACTCACGAATACATATGTTAAATGCGGTCAGATCCTTACCAGCCCGACGTGGCATTATAGCAAGTACCCGCTTAAACTTCTTAACTTCTATCGCATCCATTATAGGGATCTGATACGAACGTGGTTTAAACTTATTTAGCGTTATTTGTGTTGCTAAACTCATTATTACTCTTCTCAAATTATAGCTTACTATGCGCCATTAATCTCAATCCTTCAGTAGATACGCTTCTTTCTATATGGAATCCACCATTCTGCTGCGCCATTCTACACCCTCGAATATAGTGACGAATGAGAGCATCAAACTCTTTCTTGTTATCTCTACTGTTGTAATTGTCTATCTTCCAATCATCAGAGTGATGGGTAAGTTGTATAACCCTATGAAAACCAGTCATATCATTCACAAAATAGATACGCACCGTCTCTACAGGACTTGGTAATCCAACGCAGGACATTCTCATCTGCGTCTCTTTAATCTGTATATTAGTACTCATAAATATATTCAACAAAATCATGAGTATCATGCTGTCTCCTTATCACTATCCATCACCTTAATTTCTGGTATCACAATATACCGCTCCGTAACCTTACCACTATCACTATCTTTTTTGACCAAAGATGAGCGCCATTCCACTATCTTATGCCAGTCCTCATCATAGTGCGGCATCATGTATGTCGTTGATCCCGGTTCATATTTACGCTCAAGCAAACCAAGCTCTCTTCTGTTACCCAATACCATTACCATATAATCAGATGCTTTCTGCAACAGGGGAAAATTGTCTTTCCATCGTTCCCACTGTGTGCGGTGAATCCCATTCATCTGCAAGAACTGATTTATCTTTATTGCACGCTCATCGGTTATTGCCCACTGAATTCCCGCTTCTGCCAATCGTGATATTGTTGTTTCAGTTACTGGCTTCATACGCCAACTGCTCATGCACTGATATTCTTCGAATAGCACAACTTTTGGCTTCTTAGAAGGTTTCTGGTTACTTTGAGGGTTTATCTTACCCGTTGTTGGTTCTTTCTTACTGCTGTTTCTTTTCATCTATTTTAACCTCAGTAATGGTTATCTCTGTCCGTGGCTCCATACCATACACTTTAAATGCTTCAGTGATAACTATCATACCTTCTTCAAGGTAGAGACTTTCGAGACATACGTCTTCTATAGATCTAATAAGTAAGCTCATAGAAGGTCTATTAGAAAAAAAGTCTCCCTCTTTTTCTGTTCGTTTATAAACGCTAATACTATCCTGAAATCCAAGCACAAACTTTATCTCCATCTTCAGAGGACCTGCAAAGAGACGCTCTCCACCATGCTGATCCTCAAATACGCTATGCCATCTATGTTGTGCTTCTTCAAAAGAGTCCCACTGCCTGCTCTTGCTGAGTCGCGCTCTCACCAATTTGCTTGGTTCACCCATAACGATAAACTTTTTCTTCATACTGCTTCCAATCTCGCTAACATCTCTCTCAACGCTTCAGTGTAAACGCTAGACGGATCTTCCTTCTCCAACTGCTCTGTCCATTTTCTTTTCTGTACCTTCCGTAACGAAGCCAGATGCTTACGGTCACCTTTTTCCATGACCAAATCCCGTCTTTCACGATATTCTGCTTGGGATATGGGCTTTCGTGGTGCTACTGTCGTATTTGTGCTATCCTGCGCTGTTCCACCGTTGACCACCGTTCTCACCACAACATTGTCCAGCAGCTTCAGCTCTTTCGCCTTCTCCACCAAACTCCAATCAACCGTTATCGAATTCCACTGGCAATGTTTAATGCATAAACTCATCATGAACCCAAACGGATCCCTCAGTTTTGTAGAGTATTTCATCTTTTCACTCACATGCTCAAGCACATCTTCCCCAAATGCGAATAAATTGTACACGTCTCGCTCCCAACTTACCCCTCTCGCAACCAGCGCTTTTCGTATCCCCCTCACTTGCGCCGCTTTTTTCTCCATTTGAGGGTCCTTTTTATAAAGAGGAGAATTCAAAATAGCTTTTTTTGTGCTGAATAGAGTGATATTGGAGCCAAAAAGTAGCGTAAGAATCGCAATATTCTTAGGAACCTGCTTAAACCACTTTCTCATTGCTTTTTGTACAGAAGACAGTGCCCACCATGAAGAAAGAGAGGTAATATTTGATGCATTGAAACGATGTTTGATTACTAGAACGCCGATACTTTCAAAATACTTTATTATTAGATTGACTGAGCGACGATGAATACCAATAGAATCTGCTATGGTCTGCTGTGATATGTAAACTGACTTGCAAGTGGAAGCGTAACTGAGATACTTCTCTAAAACTTTATACTTGGTCCAACAAAGACCCTTGAAGAATTCGTCTGGATTGTTAAGTACTTGACGGCATTGTATTTTCATATAGGCTTTCGTTGTTAATAACGTCGTTAACGCTGTTAAAGGGTGTTAACGTTGCGCTTCGCTTCGCTCGCTGTTAACGTTGTGTTGTGTTGTGGCTTTCACAGAGGCTACTACCAATCCTTCAGATTAGATGTCTTTCTCTAGTCTGATTGACACAGGATCGTTGTAAGTTTGAGCTGAACTCCTTTCTTGCTTCGATCTTTGAGAGTCCTGAGAAATCGGGGCTCTCTTTTTATTTCAATGCACTAATATTACTTTATGCTATTGAATATGCAAGCTACTGGAACGATTTTTAATAATATGTTATAATAAATAGACACATGTATAGCAGAGAGGCGCTATGGAAAATAACAAAGAGTATTCTTTAGTAGACGATATATCCTGTGAAAATTATACCCCGATGCCAAGTCGGTCTCCAGATCTAAAAGAGCTGTTTTCTGCACTTGCTAAAGCACAATCTGAAATGAGAACTGCGGGACTATCTTCAGAGAATCCTTACTTCAAATCTCGTTACGCAGATTTCGCTGAGATTGTTCGTGCATCACGTCCTGCGCTCACCAAATATGGCCTGAGCGTAATACATCAGATTCTACCGAACGATAATGGCCAAAATGTACTTCATTGCATTCTAGCTCATTCTTCGGGGCAGTTTATAAGTACTCAAATGCGTATACTTCCTATCAAGAATGATATTCAGTCTCTGGGTTCTTGCATTACTTATTTAAAGAGATACTCCTATGCTGCGTTAACCGGTGTCATAACCTCAGATGAGGATGATGATGGTGAACGAGTAATGGCCGGTGTGCGTGATGAGCAAAGCAAGGGAACCGCTCTAAATACTAAGTACAATCCTAAAGAGCAAAGTGCTGATACTATCTCCCAAGATCAGTTAGAACAGTTAGAGTATGAACTCGTTGAATATTCTGATATTGGTGAACAGGTATTAGAAGGATTGCGCATCATGAATCTTGCTGATATGCCAAAAAATAAGTTCATATCTTCTTTAACACGCATCAGGCAGATAAAGGCAGCACGCAATGGCAACAAATAATTAAAATATAGTAAAATAACAGGATCTATTATGTATCTTGCTTCAGCTTCTCCTGGAGAAAGAGTACGTATTGAAGCAAAGTTCTGGTCCAACGTAGACATAAAAAGCCCTACAGAATGTTGGATGTGGAAAGGACCGGTCACCAAAAAAGCTGGTTATGGTTGGTTTAAAGTATATAACCCTAAAAAACGATCCGCGTTTCCAATATCTGCACATAGATTAGTGTGGGAGATTTATTATAAAGCATCTATCCCAACTGCCCTATGTTGCTGCCACTCTTGCGATGTACGAACCTGTGTAAATCCTTTACATATATTCATTGGTACTCGTTCTCATAATAGATATGATACTATTCGTAAAGGTAAAAACCTCAAAATAAGTAATGAAGAAGCTATTATTATAGTTGAAAAGCTTCTGACGGGGTATCCTCCTATAATACTAGCGAAAATGTTTGGATACTCAGATAGAGGGATAGAGAAGTTGGTTAAAAGACCAATCATAATACAAAAGTTCGGTGTTATAAGCCTTAAAGGTAAATGTGGCCAAACAGTTCGTCGGGCACCAATAACACCGTGACATTTTGTCACGAACTGCCATAGTATATGCTAGCATTAACAAAAAAAAGGAACCGTAATGAACGAATGCGTTGTAGCTATAAAGCCACTTATTCGTTATTCAGCTCCTCCTACTCGTTATGACTATGCAGCCTATGGAACTCTATGCTCAGCACTCAAAAATGATGATGGCAGTCAGCAAGAGCTGTTTGTGCAGGTATCTAAAGATGAACATGACCCCCATTGGATTGCGGTATCGGAACTTATTCATAAAGTTTTCGAACCGCAGTTCACCGATCACTGCTTTATAAAAGATTGCTTAGAGAGATACGAAAATATTGATCCTCTAAAGAAAATCCCCACTCAATAAGAAGTGGGGAAAAAAATGGAAAAGGAACAACTCTTTCTAGAGATACTCTATTACTATTACTAATCCACCACCACTGCCACCTGCTCATTTTTCTCTTGTTTAGTAAATATCTTCTTTTTAGGTACATAAATGTCACCAGGACATGCGGTATCCGATTGAATCATGTAAAGACCAGGCCGTTGCTTAAAGGGAGTCTCTCCATCCCATTTAATCACACTCTTAACCTCTTGAGTCTTTTCATCAATAACTGCCCAACGACTTATCATAAGTACTCCAATACTAATACAAAGCCATCTGCACCATCACCACCGGCACCAGA